ACGCCTGAGAAAAAAACAGAAAACCTTAGTGGAGGCGGTAAAGTACGTGGTGTAGGAGTAGCACAACGTGGTTTTGGTAAAGCTCCTTACAGCGATAAATTAATTTAAATAAAGGAAATATATTATGGCTGATATGCGAGAAATGTTTAGCTCCGGTAATGCTATGACTTCTGAAGAAGAGCGTCGGTTTATGGAGCGTGAGGCTAAAGAACGCAATGAAATGCTTCAGCTTGAGCGTAACCTTAAAAATCTCAACAAAGCTAAAAAGCTTGGCGCTGCTGTTGGTAAGAGTGAAACACTTCCTCCTATCAAAGGTAAAAAGAAAAAAGAAGATTCCGATGATATCGGCATGGCTTACGGTGGCGCTGCTAAACGTATGAAGATGCAGTATGCCGGTGGCGGTTCTGTTATGAATTACAAAGAAGGCGGTGCAATGTGTGGCCGTCCTACAGGACAGGGCTACGGTAAAGCTCGTAAAGGATAAAAACTAATGGCTGTAGAACGCAATCCATTTGAAGTTCTTCCCGGTGGCCTAGATGATAGTATTAGCGATGATGGCGCTGATCTTGAAATAGACATTGAAATAGAAGACGGTGAGCTAGAAGGCATAGAGTTAAGTGAGGATATGGCCGCACTTGCTCTTGTTGAAGAAGATCACTATGCCAACCTTGCAGAATATCTTGATGATGATGATCTGAAAGAAATTGGCAGTATGGTTTGCGAACAGTTTGAAGCAGATCGTGATTCGCGTGGAGAGTGGGAAAGCACTTTTGAACGTGGATTCGATCTGCTTGGCTTGAAGCTGCAAGAAACTACTGAACCTTTTGAAGGCGCTTGCACTGCAGTTTCCCCGCTGATTATTGAGTCAGCTATCAAGTTTCAAAGTAAAGCATCTATTGAACTGTTTCCTCCGGGTGGCCCGGTACGCACACAGATAGTTGGCTCTGCTGATCCTGAAAAGGAAGCACAGGCAACTCGTGTACAACAGTTCATGAACTACCAGCTTACGGATCAGATCAGCGAGTACTTCGATGAATTTGAACGTATGTTGTTTCACCTACCGCTTGTAGGTTCTGCATTTAAAAAGATTTACTACGATCCAAGCATAGAACGTCCGTGTTCTGAGTTTGTTCCCGTAGACCAGTTTTACGTGTCTTATCATGCTCCTGATTTGAAAAGGGCAGATCGTTACACACATGTAATTTATAGATCACCCAACGAACTGCGAAAAGAAATTTCGGTGGGCATGTATCGAGACATTGATCTTCCTCAAGCTTCTGCACCTGACCCGTCTATGCTTGGTCAGAAGATCGACTCACTGATGGGTCTTGCACCTTCTCAAGATTATGATCAGCAATATGTTGTTCTTGAACAGCATTGCTATCTTGATCTTCCAGAACCGTTCAACGATCCTGATGGTGTAGCGTATCCTTACATCGTCACTGTAGAAGAAAGTAGCGGACAAGTTCTAGCTATACGACGTAATTTTAATAAAGATGATGTAAGGCGCGAGCGCGAAACTTATTTCGCTCATTACAAGTTTGTTCCGGGTTTTGGATTCTATGGCCTTGGCCTTATTCATCTACTGGGCAATCTTACTATGTCTGCAACGGCTGCGCTGCGTAGTCTTGTAGATGCGGGTCAGTTCTCTAATCTTCCGGGTGGATTCAAGGCTCGTGGCGTTCGTGTTGTGGGTGGCAACGATCCTATCTCTCCCGGTGAGTTTCGTGAAGTTGAAGCTACAGGCATGGACCTGCAAAAGTCTATTGTGCCTTTGCCTTACAAAGAACCGTCTCAGGTTCTGTTTCAGATGCTGGGCTTTCTTACGTCTGCGGGTCAAAAGTTTGCAGATACGACTGATCAGATTGTTGCTGATGCCACGAACTACGGTCCAGTAGGAACTACTATGGCGCTGCTAGAGGCAGGTGCCAAATTCTTTAGTGCTGTACACAAAAGACTACACCACAGCCAGCGTGAAGAGTTTAATATTCTTTCACGTTTAAACTTTGAGTTTCTGCCTGATGTATACCCATATCAAATTCCTAACATTGACTCCAGTATTTTTAAGTCTGATTTTGATGGTAGGGTTGATGTTATTCCTGTTTCTGATCCTAACATTCCCTCCGCTGCTCATCGCTTGGCTATGGCACAAATGGTGCTACAGTTGGCGAGTCAAGCGCCGCCCGGAATGTACGACTTACGACAGGTTCATTTAGGTATTCTGTCTGCTTCAAATATTCAGAATCCAGAGCGGTACATGCCAGCCCCAATGCAGCCGCAGCCAGCCGATCCTATTACGGACATTCAAGCGGCATCTCAGGGCAAACCTATTAAAGCATTTCCAGAACAGGATCATGCCTCTCACATTGCAGTGAAGACTGCTTTTATTCAAGACCCGACACTCGGTCAGAATCCGATGATGCAGACTGTTGTTCCTGTATTACAAGCTAACATTCGTGAGCATATGGTTCTTCAGTATGCAGAGCAGATGGGTGGTCTTGTTAATATGGGTGCAGAACAACTTCAGCAAACCAACACTGAGATTACTCCTGAGATTATGGGTGAGCTTACTACTGCAGCGGCTCAACAGGTTCTACAAGCTAATCAGGGCGGTGCTAACAGTGTTCAAAGTCTTGAACAGCAAAGCATGGAACTTGAGCGTATGTCCTTGGATATCAAACGCGAAAGTATGCAGATTGAAGCTACAAAAGACGCAGCAGAACTTTCTCTTAAAAATCGTGAGCTTGCTATTAAGCAGCAGGAAGTTCAGTTACGTGCTGCTTCTAAAATCAGTGATAAAGAAGATAGAGAAGTTGATCGTCGTATTCGTGCCCTCAAAGATGCTGGCAATATGCAGATAAAGAAAGAATCCAGTATTCGAGATCAAGAAACAAAACTAGCTATTGAAGCTGTTCGTGCGATGCTTAAAGAACGCGAAATGTTTATGAAAGAGCGTGAAGCAGCAACTCGAAACATGGCTCAAGGTGGCGCAGTAGATGACTACTCGCAGGGTGTTCGTGAAATCGATACTCTTCTAGGAAGGCTGACCGTTGATACTTCTGAAGAAGCAATGGCTACTTATGAAGAAGGTATGCAGGACAGTGCTCCGATTAACATTCCAAAAGCGGATCGTTATCCAGCGGGAGACAAAATTAGAGAGATTGCAGAACAAACTGGAATACCTCTTAATTCTGTGATACAAGAAGTACGTAATCAACAGCAAGATAATATTGTAGGTGATCAAGCAAGAGAAGTACTATCAGAACTAGGTGCTTCTGAGTTGCTTCCTTTTATCATGCCTGAAACGGATGATGATGAAGAGTTGCGTATTGCTATTCGCCCAAGTGAAGAGCTTGAAGATACAAAAGTGTCTTTAGGAAAAACCGAAATAATTTCAGAAGACATGGAAAGAAAAATGGATAAAAGTTCTTTAGACCTTGTAAAAGAATTTGAGGGTTTTGAAGAAAAAGCTTATGACGACTCAGTTGGTGTTCGTACTATAGGCTATGGAACTGCTGCTACATCTGGCCGTGCTATTCCAGATGAGATAACTGAAGAAGAAGCTTCTGCTCTTGCTCAAGAAGATTTAGATAATCTTGACAGGCAGCTTGATGATTTGCTTCAGGTAGAAGTTACTCCCGGTCAACGAGAAGCTCTTAAATCGTTAGCTTACAATGTAGGTATAAATGCTGTTGCTCGTAGTCAGGGTTTGAAAAAACTTAATCAGGGTGACGTTGAAGGAGCGGCTGAAGAGTTCTTTGACGAAGACAAAGGATTTGTAAAGGCCGGTGGCAAAAAACTTGCTGGATTGGTTCGACGCCGTGCAGCAGAACGTGACGTGTTCTTTAGTTAAGTAGAGTGAAATGGCTTTAAAAAAATATCAAAAATCTAACAAGATTGAATTTAAAAAGATAAAAAAGAAACGAAACACTAATTATAAAAAAGTACCGAAAAGGCTCAAGAGACAATCTTTTTTTACTGATGGTGTAAAGAAAATATAAAAATGTTTTCAGAGTTTGATGAAGTTAAAAGTATATTTGCTGAAGAACAAGAAAAAATAAAAGAACGACTAGCTTATGGTAATTGCGAAAACTTTGAAGAATATCGTTTTGTAACTGGAATACATGAGGGGTTGACACAAGCAGTTAAATTGTTAGATAATTACATGTCTAATGTTCTAAGTGAAATGAACGAAGACGATGATGACTTTTAAATCTAACGGAGTTACCTGTGACTTTTCAACCTCAAATGGGACGTTC